CTTGCAACTCTTGGTCAGTAGGCATCCCATCAATCGGAGCTGATTCAACTGGGATAGAGCCTTCATAAGCAGAGCGAATCTTTTGCAATGCTTTGAGTCCTTTTGCAGTCCCGCCCATGATCTTGAACTCCTCAAAATCTTCAGCAGACCATACGCCCTTATTGACTAAGCCTCTCGCCCAACTCACCATGCCATTAATCTGAGCATCGGCATTAGGGCCAAGTGACTTACGCTCGGCGGCGGCATCAATCTGCACTTGACCACCTTGTGCCTCTGCCACCATGCCAGTTAATGAACCAGCAAGCTCATCAAAAGCGGCTTGACTGACACCATTCTTGGCGGCCCATTCTTTAAATACGGGAACCATAGGGAGGTTGTCAGCGTTGTCACCGAATGAACTTAGATCGTACTTACCCTCTGGCGGGGCTTTGTGAGCACCTTTAGAGATAGTCTTTCTAAGATCAGACCATGACTTAGACAATGCTTCAATATCTACTTCATTTTTATCTTTATTCCAAAAGTTGTCAGGCAAATAGTCTGGCTTTGCTTTTGGCTCATCAGGCGGGATAGAGTCACTTGCTCTGTGTTCTATTGCCTTGTCTTGTGGAGCTTGAGAATCTTGACCACCTTCATCAATCGTAACTGAATCCAATAGGCCAGAATCTTCTCCGGGTTGGTTTACATCTTGGTTGTCGCTCATAGATTCTCTCCATTGTTAATAAAAAACACTTCAAATATGACGGGCATACTCTCCGTGATACTTCTCTCTTGCTTCTACTGCAACTAAACCAGCAAGCTCAATGTCATCAAAGTTTCCAATATGCTTGTAAACACCATTGACTCTGAGCCTGACAGTCCATTTACTTCTACCTTTTTTCCGCATTACATTTTTAATGCCAGATTTACTATGAGCTTTTACTCCAACATTTAACGCATTTTGCGCTGTATTGCACTCTCTCAAATTAGAGATCATGTTGTCAGTTGGATTGCCATTTATATGGTCAATAATTTTTGGCATATAGCCATATACATAAAGCCAAGCAAGCCTATGCGCCTTGTAATACTTTCTATTGATTCCAATTAAATATCTTTTTGAGCCATTTAAATAACCAGCAATACTTCCTTTTTGAATCTTTTTATTAGGCTTTATGTTCCACCGAAATATTCCAGTATCTTTGTCATAACTCAACAAATCCTTTAGCTCAGATTGGGTAATCATAAATTTCTAGCCCTCTTAATCCTTGCCTCAATCTCTTTTACCAATGAGCATCTACCCTCTAGGAAGTACCCATAAGATGGGTCTGATCCCGGAGCCCATGATGGAAGCTCAATCGTCTGATCTCTCAGAAGTTTCAACAACTTTTGCCCGTGTTCTGTGCCAAAGACTTTTCGGCACAGCTTATCTTGATCGCTACCTTCTTGGGGTCGCAAATTTTGTTGCATACCCTCGATGTCATCCCATCCCGACATAACTACTCCTTGTGAATTAATATTTCATCTATATTTTTTGGGTCTGCCGTATCAACGGCGTGGATGCAAAACCAGACAACATCAGTAATTGCTTCTACATGGTGTTCAATTCCGGCTTTGATCTCTATACAAGCTGGGCCTGTATATTCTTTGACAACATCTCCAGCAGTAACTAAGGCTCTACCAGAAGCCAAAAGCGAGAGATGCGTATAGCTATGCTTGTGCTTCCCGACTACATAACCAGCCGGGATGACTGCCTCCTTTGCATAGATGCCATCAGCAAAATGATGCTTTTGTGATACCTCTATTTCACAAGGGAGACAACTCATTGAGGCATACCCTGTGCGGCCATCTCAGCCCCGGCTTGTTGATTTTGCATAACGCCTTGCTGATTACCAGCCATCGCCATTGCCATTTGATCTTGCTGGGCGAGCTTGCGTTGCTCATCCATCAAGAAGGCTCGCTCTGTCGGAGTATTGCGAACAGAGCTAGGTACGCCGAGCTTGTCACCGAGGAAGTCAATCAGATCGCCAGTCTTAACGGCTAATTGACCTTCAGCACCAAAGTTGGCAGTCAGTTGCATTAATTGAACGATGTTATTGATCTCCTCCATGTTTTGCGCCATCGCAAGCGGGGCAACTGGGGAGACTTTGACTTCTAATCCATTGACTTGCAAAGGCAGATCAATCAATCCTCGCTCATCCATCACAGACAAGATGCGAGATACCAATGGGATCATCGTCTCATTGATTAATCGGCCAAAGGCAGAGCCTAAGTTTTGAGCTAATTCCTTCATGCGCTCAACAACTTCAGTCGCAGAACGAGCACTCATGTTGTCAGGTGGTAAGGACTCATCAAGCAATGTGCGCTTAATGTTGGCTCTCAAGTCTTGGATGATGATCTGAGACACATTGAAGTCACCAGATCGAGCTAAAGGCTTGAGGGATTCACCTTGTGGGCCGCCGTTGCGAGCCACAGGGATGATTGCGCCCGGTACTAACTTGACAGTAGATGGGTTTAATACGCCATCGTCTGCCGCTGTATATACACCAGAGATAGCTAGAGAAGCATTTTTCAATACCAACTCAAGAGTCTTATTCAAAGTCTTGATGTCGGGTAGGGCAGTCAATAACGGCCCACGCCCATAAACTTCACCAGCAACTTTTGAATAGCGAGAGATGATCCAAGGAGATGTTTTCATTTTTCGGAAAACGATTTCTTCTTTTGATGTCTTGTCAATCACATGGTAAGACCAATCGCCACGATCTTGATCGTAAACAGTAGCCTCTAAGAGCTCAACATCATCAGTCGGCTTAGTTGCAATGCGCTGAGCAACGCTCTCAGGGATCTTGGCATCTTTCCATTGCTGGGTAATTGCCTCGCCCTTCATGCGCATACGGCGATAAACCTTATCTACTGCGCCATTAGCGCCTTCTTCATACGAAATAAGGAACATCGGCACAGGGATAAAGTTGATTGGCTGGACATCATCGCCCGGCAACACCAACATACCAGCCGTACCAACGGCTAAATCAAGCAAGAACTCGCCACAAGCAATGTCAAAGTTTGATTGCTTGATAACAGTAAACATTTTCTCGTTGTATAGATCGAGAATAGCCATCGCTTCTGCATGGCGCTCTTTAGGAATATCTTGACCGGGCTCTAAGCGACACCATTTGCGCTGTGGAGGGAAGATGCCTGATTGCAAGCGATTAGCAAAACGCTGTGTAGAGTTAATCGCAGTAGAGTCAAATACACGGGCCATCTTTTTAGCGCCCTGAGATTGACCTTCCCAATGGCCGTATAACTGGCGCTGGGGGAGGGCGAACTCATACGCATCACGATACAAAGACTCAAACTCGTCTTTCTTACGCTGAGCCATCTCAGCCCGTTTAATGATGTCCTCTGGCTTGAGCTTATTGCCTTGGTTTAGTTTTGTTGCCATTAATCATCTTCCTTCTCGAATGGGTTGCCACTCATCGCATCAGTTATTGGGCCGCCCGGCTCCCATGAATTGCAAGTGCGGGAATGAGTACAAGTGATCTCCCATTCCTCGCAGTAACCACCAGACTCATTCGTATCTACCCATGACTTCTCAACTTCTGGAGGAGTCGCTTGTGGGTACTTTTTCATGCAGTCATCTAGGAATTTTGTTTTCCAGTAATAGCCACAGTTGCCACAGACCATTTCTCTTGCGGCTTTTTCTGAGACATTCCAGTTCATAGACTTGCGTAACCAAAACATAACCTCTGGCATCTTTGGGTTAGCTGGGCCTAACTCAGCTTTCAATATGCAAATCTTGTGATTCTTAATATTGATCGCTTTGTTTTTAATTGCATCAGGGCATTTGCCTTTGAACTCATCCATTAAGCGGCCTTATTAATATTTGTGCCAGCAGATAACATCGGGCGAGTATTGCCACGCTGTACGGCTCTCAGTCTTGCCTTTGAACGCTCATCAACTTCACGCTCGGTATAGGCTTTATCGTTTTCTAACTTTGCTTTTTCAGCAGAAATGTCTAAAGCGGCTGGAGCTAGAGGAGCTTGCTCGTCAAATTTCTCATTGAAAGTGCCAGGGTCTGCAACACTTTTGCCGCTAATCGTGTTGCCGTATAAGCTATAACCAGACTTGAGCCTAAATGCGTAGGTTGGAATACCGCCTTTTGATGCGTTAGGGTCTGCCACCATTTCACTAATGAATGGGCCAGATGCAACTTTAGGGCCATATACCTGATTGCCGTACTTCACTTGATCCCGTGATGCGTAGGCATTAAGACGGGGAATATATTGATAGTTATCGTAATTTTCTAGTGGCGCTTTTTGATAGGCCTCTAGTTTTTTCTGATAATCAGAAAGTCTTGTCTGGTACGCAGTTGCTTTAGCTTGATATGGCTCATAAGCGGAGTTGTACTTTTCCATCTCTGCTTTAAATGCAGACTC